CGTGGTACAGCGAAGGCGGTGCCCGGTCTAAAACGCTTGTCAACTTGATAAACCAGACGGCCCGGATCTACACCGTGGCCCTGGCGGCCAACAACCCGCAAGTCATGGTTTCTACCCCGCTCGTGGAGAACTGGCCGTTTGCCAAGCGATTCGAGGTCAACCTGAACAAGTTGATCTCGGATATGGAACTGGATACGACGTTCCGCGCGATTGTGTTGGACGCCTTTTTCTGTATCGGTTGCGGCGTGGTGATGATGCGGGACACCGACACCCGGTTCCACGGGCTGTTGGAATCGGAGGAAGACGTCTGGCTCGACCCGGGCGAACCTTGGTTGAACCGCGTGCCGCTGGACAACCTGATTCTGGACATGCCCGCCAGAGAACTCACGAAGATGCGGTACTGCGGGCACCGCTACCGGGCAGACTTCGAGAAGGTGATGGGTGAGCCGGGCTACGACAAGAAGGTCCAGGCCAAGCTCACACCGACCAGCAAGAACACGACGACGGGCACGGACTTCGCGCAGGAGATTGCTTCCGGCGGCGCGGTAGACGACGACGAACTGAAGCCGATGATCTGGCTCCAAGATCTCTGGATTGCGGAGAGCCGTTCGGTTGCCACGATGGCGGTCGATCAGGACCTTCCGCCGCTGCTGGAGCGGGATTGGACCGGTTCGCAGGCCGGCCCGTACAAGTTCCTCTCTTTGGGTAACGTGCCCGACAACGTGATTCCAGCTTCGCCGGCGATCAACTGGAAGGGGATGCACGATTTCCAGAATCGGCTGCACCGCCGAATGGAAGAGGATTCGGACGCCCATCGAGTTGTCAACGCCTATCCGCCGGGCGGAGAAGATGATGCGGAGAGTTTGCGGACGGCCAAGCGAAACTCCTGGCACCGCATCAGCGACCCCAAGAGCATCGTTCAGCTTGAATCCGGCGGTGTTGACCAGCGGGATCAGGCGTTGGCTCTGTTTATCCAGGACGAATACGACCGGTTCGCGGGGAACCTCTTGGCAAGGGGTGGGCTCGGCCCCCAATCTTCGACCGTGGGTCAGGATGAGATGATCCACGGCCAGGTCTCCCGCACAGAAGCCGATGAGCGGATGGCCGTGGTGGGATTCGCCTCGGACTGTATTCTCGACCTCGGGCGATTGATGTGGGAGGACCAAACCCTAGAACTCCAGTCTTCCATGCCAATTGGAAACTCCGGCACCACAATACCCAGCGATTGGATCGCGGACTATCGGCAGGGGAATTTCGAGGACTACGAATTCAAGGTCGAGCCGTACTCGATGGTCTTCAAGACTCCCGAGCAGAAGTTGCAGGAGTTGTTTCAGGTTCTCCGGGAGATCGCCCCGCTGTGGCCGATGTTTCAGGCGTCGGGGGCAACCCTGGACGCGCAAGCGATCGTCGAAGAGATAGCTCGACTGAAGAACCGGCCCGAGTTTAAGCGGTTCATCACGTTCGCCGCCCCGGCCGAGATGCTTGGCGGCGACCAGAACACCGTTCGGCAGTCGCCAGTTACGTCGCGGGAGACGGTGCGGAAGAACGTTCCCACCGGCGGAACGCAAGCCGCCAGGTCGAATATCCTCCAGCAGGCGTTGTCGGGCGGGGGTTCTCAGGTGAACTCCCAGCAGGCGGCGGCAATGACGAGGAGACCAGCGTAGCACATGGCGGACTTTGACAGTAACCGATTCCAGAGCAAGAGACAGACATACGAAACACCGGACAGTGTATTCCAGTCACTTAATGAAGAGTTTCAGTTCACGCTAGACGTAGCGGCGGATGCAGAAAACACTAAGTGCGTCGAGTTCTTTGATGAAGCAGCAGATGGGTTGAAGCAAGAGTGGAGCGGCGTTTGTTGGTGCAATCCTCCCTACAGGGTCCAATCGACTTGGATAAAGAAGGCGTTTACAGAGGCAAGCGAAGGGCGGGCCACAACCGTGTTGCTGGTTCCCGCGAGAACAAACACCAATTGGTGGCATGACTACTGCATGAAAGGCGAGGTGCGATTCATTCGAGGACGCCCGAAGTTTGCTGGATGTAAGCATGGGCTGCCACAACCGCTTGCAGTGGTGATATTTTGGGCAATGACAAGGAGACCGGCGTAATGGGAAGGATAGCAACAGACATATCAGACGACGATCTGCACATGCTGCCAACCGAGGACTTCCTAAGGGAGTTACGTCGTCGTTGTAAGCATCTTGTGCAACTACAACATCAACACAAGAAGCTGATAGAGGAAAACACCGCAATGCGCAAAGGTTTCCTCAGCCTTCTGGAAGATTCCGACAACGACTTGGATATTTCAGAAAACCTAAAAACCCTCGTCGCCTCATTTGATGTCGAGAGGAGCCCGGCGTGAGACAGAAGTACAAACCCAAGCGCAGCAAGATATTTGGGACCCCGATGGTGGCGAATACCTATCGGGAGCATGACCCGCTGATCTCGGATGGGCTCGGCTGCATGAAGTCGCAGGTGCCTGAGATGCGCGATGCGATCCGGAAACGCAACATCAAAGGTGTCCTGGTTAGAGACAACGGACAACTCGAAATCACAGACCGCCGCGGCCGCAAAGAGGTGGGCGAGATGCGCCCGGTTCCGCTTCGCGATGCCGACGGCGGGTGGTCAGATTAGGAGACTCATTCATGGCGACAGAACTGAAGGACGACGCGAGCCACGAGGAAATCCAAGAGACGGTGGACCAAATCGTGGAGGACCGCAAGGAGCCCGAAGAGAAGGGCGATGCCCAGAAGATTGCGGAAGATCGCGACAAACCAGTAACCGAAACAACAACTGCCGAGACCGAGTCCGGCGGCGATGATACCGCCAGCGATGGCGATGAGTCTTCAGAGGGCCAAGCCCAAGATTGGCTTGATGACGACCTGAAGGCTGAGGTGACCGCGTATGGGATCGACGAGAAGGAACTCGCCGACTTCACCAGCCGCGATGAATTGGAACGGGCGATGCGACTGTTCGACCGTAGCGCACTGGAGGCCGGCCGCAAGGCTCTGGCTGACGGTGACAAAGGTACGAAGGAAACCAAACCGGCTCTCGACGAGCAGGGGAAGGTTGCGAAGAAAGAGCCCGAGAAGAAGGAGCCCAAGGAAGGGCAGTATGAGATCAAACTTCCGCGAAAGGAGCTTTACGACGACGACCTGAAGGAGGATCTGGTGGACGAATTCACGGCTATGCGTGACCACTACGACTCCCGGATGGACGCTTTGGAAGCGCGGTTTGCAGAAGCCGACGCCAAAGCGGAAGAACACCACTTCGACAGTCTCGTCGATTCTCTTGGCCATGCCGACCTGTTCGGCAAGACCGGCAAGGAGACTCCCAAGGAGCTTCAACGCAGGCAGGACTTGCACGTTGCGACGAAAGCCCAGCAGATCGGTCTGCGATCGTTGGGGCGTGGGGTCGATCTCGACAAATCGTTGGTCAATCGCGTTGCCCGCATGGTATTCGCGGAAGACCTTGGCAAAAAAGACTTGAAAGCCAGAACCCGCAAACTTTCCAGGCAATCCAACGGCCGCATGGGCGACGGAACAACCCGCCCGCCCGGGGTCCCGGAGACACCAAGGGAAGAAGCCAGACGCCATTACACTGAACTGGAGAACGCGGGATCGGCATAGCATAAAGGAGGTGCCAGATGGCCCTCGGAATCGAACAACTCGACGACTTTGTCGCGAGTTACCTACAGAAGTACCCGATGGGTAAGTGGCAGGACATCTCCCTGCCGCTCCAGAAGTATATGTTCGCGTCCCGTCTATTCGACAGCGCGAACAAGCGAGAGATGAGCACGTCGCAGTGCAAGTGGAAGTTGAAGGTTGACAACAACGACAACTTCCAAGTCGTGGGTCTGTTCCACAGGGATTCGTCCAGCCGCGTCAACGTGTTGCAGGAGGGCAGCCTGAAGTGGGGCATGACCACGACGAACTACCACTACGACATCGACGAAGAGACGTTCGCGCAAGGTGCGGACGCGATCGTCGATTACCTGGACTTGCAAGAGCAGGGCATGATGCAGGACTTCTTCGCCGGCATCGAAGACCTGATGTTCGGGGCTGGGCCTTCCAGTTCCACACAGTCCCCGTTCCCGCCCGTTTCGTTGTTGTGGTGGATCACCACGACGGAAGAGGACAGCGAGACTGCCGAAAACGAGTCCCTCGAAGGGTTCAACGGCTACTCGCCTGTTGGGTGGTCGGATACTGGTGGACTTTCCCCCACAACCTATGAGCAGTGGCGGAACCGGACGTTCCCGTACACCACCGTCGATCGGGACGACTTCGTCGAGAAGACGATCAACTCGATGGATCTGTGTTCGTTCAAGCCGCCGGTTGCACGTTCGGATATCAAGCCCGAGGGCAAGCACCAGTGGGAAC